GCCTGAACAAGCGAAACTTGATCGATTCTAAATCAATGAACTGAACCCCCGATTGATTCGGAGGACCCTAGTGTTCAAATAGGGGGACCATTCATAAATATGAACTCACAGAGGTATAAAACTCTGCTTGTAAGAATCAATCAGTCTAGCACTGAATTGTAAGAAACAGATATAGGTGCGGGCGCGTACAGAAAACCTAACGAAAAATCGTCGGCTACTGCACGCTGAAAACCGTAATCAGTTGTAGCCATTGGATCTGCCACCGAAGTGTAAGGTTTCAATGTCATAACAACTGGAAAACGTTCAAGGAAATTGGCAGGGAAATCCGTATCGTACGAAACCCTGGTGATATGAGTGCCTTGATAATAGGGCACACGAAGGTCAATCAAACCCTCCAAAGTAGGAACAACGGGTACTTGACGCTGATAGCGTCTACCCATGTTGTTACCACTAGAAACTGTATAAAACAGTCTAGTTGGAATTGTTGTAAAAGGTGAAATTGCAGTCAAATATTGCTTATCTGGCCGTGAAGTTATCACACGGAGATTAAAACCTCCTTTTGTGAAAGCATACATGGACATCAAAGCGTCAATTATATCTGCATTCTGATTTGGTACATTCACGCCCAAAGCTGTTAAGCGGGCGGAACCTACATCAACAGAAATACCTCTCGAATCAACAATATTGGTTAGGAAACCAAAATACTGATACGACAACATTATTTGCTTGATTGACTTTATCATCTCACCAAAAGTGGAATGCAATATTCCACCCATAGGCTTCGGACCATCAGAATTAATACCTACCAAACTCCCTGTTTCCATCAAGTCTGAACGACCAGGCAATTCACCACCAGGGTAAAGAGCAGCAGTCGACAAACCTTGAGTCCGGATTATATCTTCTTCTTCAATTTCAGAAACTAGTAACGTATTAACGGGTCGATATCCACACTGACTTGGGTAACCAAGCCTGACATTTGTCGCATGAAACTTCGTCTCCACATAGACAGTCGTTGGTGCAACTTCCGAAGTAGCCTTAAGAGGCACTTCCAAGAACACCACAATCTGTCCAATAGAGGTCAAAGTCTCATCATCTGTGGGTGCCAAATCGTTATTAACGCCCGCGACAAAAAGGAAAGGAGTCGCGGCAACCTCAGGACATTTAGCCTGATAATTCACTGTATCACCGAAAACAACAACAGAAGAGTTGTTATCATCAATAGTCACAGTAGACAAATCAGTTAAGCTAGTTGCACCTGGGATCACAGCAAAACGCAATCGAACATTATGAAATTTCGTCATGAATGCTTCAAAATCAAACACACAAGTGCCCATCCAATATCTAAAAAGAGTGGCAATTGCGGTCTGATGAGACATGTACCATGCTGAACCAATATTGGTAAAGCCTGGACCTGCCGCCAGAAAATACTTCATCAAATCTATATTATACCTTGCTAGTACCGTACCAGCAGGCATTTCAGTAGAAATTGGGAAAATATCTATCGTGTTTGGAGCACGCATAATAAAATCTATTGACATCTCATCCAAGGATGATCCGTAGGAACCGTCATCAGTTTGCACAGTGTTACCTGTACATATCGTGAATTCATGCGAGTTAGCTACACCATCAGAAGTGACGGTGGAGATACCAGGCATTTGTTTAAATAAAGAAGGAGGTGTATCATTTACTGGTTTAGACCAGCCAAATGAAGAAAATATGTTGGCAAGAGCACCAGCAATAGGACTTACAGCACTAGCTATATTTCCGATCACTGGTATACCCGACAACATATTCGCTACCCCAGAAACTGCACCAGCAGTCTGAGATAACACCCCACTCTTTAGAAAACCGGTTGCTTCGGACAAACCCTGAGTGCGAATGTCAACAAATCTATCAGTCTTCATAATATCACGAAGTACAGCCAATTCAGCTTTCATATCTTCAAATTCTTGTGTATGTTCTTTTTCTTTTGTTCTCAAAACAGCCTCTTCTGCTGTATCCAAGCCTGTTGGATACTCAATAGAGATGTTTGTAAACTTAGCATACATTTGATAGTTCACAGCACCCCCGGCACTTGGTGTCAATCTAGAAAGGACAAGATATCCATTCCGACCAACTCCAGTTACCAAGTTTCTATGGGTGTATGGTGAAATCCAAGGAAGTGTGATAGATGAATTTTGGTTCTTCGCGATGTTAATCGTTATATGTGGAGCCTGAGATAATTGCAAGTAGTGTTGCGCACGCAACGCCACTTGGTCTGTATCTACATCAGGCAAATATGTCAAACGGAGTCCACCCAATTGTGCTGGTTGTGCAGTAAGGACAAAAGTCACTTCTACAAAAGCACGAAAGGTATAAAATCCAGAAATCTTATTTGCTATCTGTTTCAAGCCCAACATAATGTCAGGAAATATGAAAGTGTCTAAAACTTCACCCGAAGCACCCCCAACTGGGATTACTCCATCGGCAATCTTATAAACTCTCTCAAGAAAATCCTTGATGTTATGATCTCTCCCTTCTATCGCAGTCGTTTTAATTTCCTGTTCCAAATCGGTCTCAGCAGGTAAAGTCTGTTCTTGAACAGCCGTTACCTCCTGAAAGGTCAAAATTTGTTCCGGTTTCAAAATCTGCTCATCAGCAGTATCAGAAGCTAATGATGCGCCAGTGGCAGAAGGCCCTCCGGCTGATCTCATCATACTCCTCATCTCCATATTTCCATTTCCTGTAGTTTCGGCAATACTTTAAAATTCAATAGCATATTCGTATCAATACATACTATCTACAGTTGGTATATTTAGCTTTTATTTTTATCGTCGCACACAAACATACAATGGGGGTAAAAACCCCTCGACGTCGCGATTGTCCTCTATTCAATAATTACAACTATCATTAAGAATAGAATATATACAATCATACTTACCATGGCAAGAAATCATCCACAAAATTATTCAACTTAGATTTCAAACCCAAGTTTCTTCGAGTAACCAAAATAAAGAAATCGTCATATGACAAC